GTTGTAAACTCATAAGAAAGCTCTACTGGAGCAGTAGCTGAATTTATACCAATACGAGTGTCTATATTTCTATCAAAACCATATCGAGCATCAGAACTTTGGTCGCAATATGCTATCCCATTTGGTGCATTATTAGCTACCATTTCTGGTACTTGGTTTTTGAATATTGATAAATCTTCACAAGCCTGAATGTATCAAGTATTATCTTGGGTGTTTAATTTTAATATACTTCATCTTATTTTTCATTGTCCCATATCTAAATCATCATTAGATACTCTAGGTTCTATAAGTGTACCATTCTTTACAAACGGTCAAACATCATCATAACTATGAATCCATTTCGCTGGCTGCACCTCAATCCAAATCCAATACATCGTTATTATTTGGTATCTCTGTACTTCAAACTTCACAATGATAAAACATCTTTGTTTCAAACACGAAACAGAATTCTGAATCAATAACTCACATAGCTGCCTCAGCTTGTGCTATTGTAAGAAATGTCATAAATTTTACATCAGCCTGATTCGTCTCTCAGAGATAAGATGACAAGGAAACCCAATTACGGGGGTCGTGTATATTTGTAGGAAAATTCTTTACCAACACTCGGTTCTCGTTCTCTAATGTTGTGTATACTCGCATCCCCCAATACTTACCATCTATCCAGTCCCTCTCTGCGATGTTCGCTCTAACCAGCCTATTATCAAGAGGAGCATTCATTTTCGGTGAAAACGAGCTATGTACTTCTTTTCAAGCCATTGCTTATTATTAAATTACTAAATATCTTTAGGGGTAGGTCTCCTCATACTATCTAAGGTTATATCACCCACAACCGCTCAATTACTATATTTTACTTTGTCCGTCATAGCAAAATCAGCTGTAATAACTGTGTCGTGTTCTGGTATTCATTCTTTGGTATAATATCCGTGAGCCACTTTCTTGATTATTTTTCAGTTCTTTATGTAACATCTAATCATTTATGAAAATAAGAGGTTAAAATGTTCTATTATACTCTGGGTTTCAACCAACATCATTTAGTCTACCAGTCCAGCTGTTTGTATCCATATTGTACTCCTCTATGTTAGTTGTATTCCGTCAAGAAGTTATAAGTTTGTTTCTCACATTACTAACTCCCCATACACCTGCTTTCGCAAATTCTGAATTTATCGTATTTGTTCTAGTGTCAATTCTAGTAACTTTATTAGCATTATACAATGGATATATCACTTCTTCCCCAACAAGTACCATAACACCTCCTCAAGCATCCGTAACTAATGTGTTGTCCAGAGTAAAATCTGTTTTATTAACTCTAAATAACCTACCTCAATTTGTAGCTCATCCACCTCCTATGTAATATTCACTGACGTATATAAAATTTTGTCTATGCTGTATTCATCAAAAGTTACCTCGTGAACTGGCGTTGAATGGAAGTGTAACCCTCCTTGTTTCTACAAAAGCTCCTCAAGCTACATCCACCTCTACTAAATCTCAACCACTTTCTATAACGTATAACACCTCTCTTTCTACATCGTGTATATGTCATATAGGCTGGTTTAAAGCTATACTAGCTGTTAAGCTCCAAGAGGATCTATTAACTTTCAGAAGAGATGAATTATATCAACCTATGTATAAATTTCTACCATCGGTAGATATAGTCCACTCCTGGCTACCTGTATCAATTGGTGTTCTAAGGTCTAATCACGTAATAGGGTCTAATTCGTGTAGCATATGTTGTGTATGTGTTAGCACATATAATTTTCAATCCAGTAGCAATATGTCCGCTACGTCGTCTCAACCTAAATATGTATTTTCAGTTGTGAAGTTTACAAGTTCTGTGATAACCAGTCCAGTATTTGCTATACAAGCGTAATTCTTATACTCTAAACTTCAAGGTAACAATGCCATCTTAGTTATAACAAACGTGAACAATCAAGAAGTCTGAGAAGTAACTGTTATATCCTGCTCAGTTACATCATTTATACCTACCTCTACTGGGTGTCAATTCTGATAGGCTGATATGTGCAAACTACCTGTTCCTAGTCAATGTGTAACAACTTCCTTTACATTCTTTTCAAGAAAAGGCTTTTTTATCACCGTAGCTGAGGCAGGGGATAATTTTCTCCGTCTACCCAGTCCACCATCGGCATTAAGATAAGTATCTCAATCAGGTATATGTGTATCTCAAAGTAAATATATATAAATAGCTTGCTTCTCCCCAATCATACAGTGATTAGCGTTATCTATATTTACAGCCGCTTCTGCCTCGGCGACAGTAGCAAATTGGAAATTCTTTATTCGTTTTTGGTTTACAACAGTCATAAGTTACTTTCTTGAAATAAAACTAATTTCACTCTTCCACAATAACTTCAAATCAATCTCACACAGATAATACAAAAGTGAAATGAAATGAATTACTACTATCCCACACAACTTGTTTTCATTTTGTTAGGGTTCATAGTCATATAACCCTAATGTTCCTTTGGTTGTTATCATTAAATTCAGCTGCATTAACCCCTAGGGTGTTTACTACATCGCCAGACGGTGTTGATTCCCCAGATACGCTTCCATCCCCAGTAGTAACCGTTATTATTTCTCAAGCCTCGAAGTTGGCTGTTACTTCATATTTTCTTATAAGTGAAGCTGCACCAGATCCTCAACTTGTTTTTATTACCAAATCTCAGTCAGTGACTCAGTCTTTCCATCGCCATTCTTCATTAGCAATATTAACTGTAAGTCATGGGTGTCTTTCTGTGAGTGGTATTCCTGCTTTTGCAGCTGCTTCATCTGCCCAAACTGCCATATTGTCAAGATACCTCGACTCCACTGGTTTCGGTGCTTTTGTTTTGATATTATCATTTATATCAATTGACATCTGGTTTAGTTATTTAATAAATCCATTGGGAGAGTAACCTCTGACTGGTAATTTGATATGTAGAATTTGTAGTTTTCGTTTGTCCACAACGCTGATGGACTATCTACAGATACAATATCTTCAGCACCAAACAAATCAGACGGTGTCCCTATATTTCACTTATTCAGTTCATTTATAAATCGTTTTGTTTTACTTGTACTTCAATTCGGTATCGCAAACCAAATCCAGTCTGTGTTTGAAGATGAAAACGATACAGATATAGTTCCAGAACTAGGAGATATCACTTTAGATCAACTATCCAATAATGCTTGATTAGCTACTGGCTTAGACCCTCAACTAATTTTTCAATAAAAGAACGGGAATATGAAGTTATATCAAGCTCAAGCCGTAGCTGTTCATCAATTTGTGTCTGTTACATCTACATAGAACATAACATTTGTATTAACGAGATTTGGTTCTGTGTATGTTTCGTTTCATCAATTCGGATTTGGAGAGGGTACTGTATGTATAGCTGTTCATCCTCTCCTAAAGACAACACTAGCAATATCGTATGTGTTTTTTGTAACGTGTGCTGTTAAATCTACACTTGCTATATCATTTCAACGCTCCCTGTATCAACTAGCAGGATTAAGTGTAAGTGTAACCTGTGGTCAGTGGTCAGGAACTAGCATATCTTCAAATATTTGTTGAAATGATTGTCATAACAATGGATATCACACCTCTATTCAACCAACATGTTCTGTGGCTGGGGATTTTCACATATATATCCCACCTCATCAAGCACCCAAACTTTTAACTGCTAGAAAAACATCAGACATTGACTTTGTGAGTTGCTCTCACACTCAGTCTGCTACCTGTACAACCTCTAATGGAGCTATATCTATGTTTCATCGTTGATACAGTCATGTATCTACGTTTGTTTGTATTTCTGCTGATATGTTTTGTACTAACATTTAGCTAGCTATTTAAATAAAAAGCTTAACAATAAATCTAACCGAGATCGTGACAATCTGCCACGAACTCTGTAGATGTATTATGTTTGTGTCCCTATTAGTTGTTCTGATCCTGTATCATCCATACGGTATAGCTTACCATCTGTTTTGAAATATAGACGGAAATGTCAAATATCTGGATTTGTAATGTAAATATCATCTAACTTATATATTCACTGATCATATGTTCAATACAATCACCCATTATTAGCATAACTATATATAAAGTTTGTCTGGTATGGTAATGTTGTAGTAGTATACGATGAGAATATGTTTTTGTTTGTTCTAACGATACTTGCACCAGCTCATAACAAGACATTATCTCCTACAATAGCTACTCATGTTCATCCAGGGTAAGTTAAAGATGATGTTATCGTAAACGTATTAAGATCTATTTTTACAGCTGTGCCAGAAGTACTAGATACATATAAATCCGTTCAATCTATATTGCTATAGTGAGGTGCTGTAACTGCCAAACTACTAACAACAGCTAACGTATTTATATCTAGTTTTAGTACCGCATCATTCTGTGTGTCTGACGCATATACATAATTTGAATCAACCGATATTCATCGGCACGGCAGACTAAGGCGGTTTGCACTTGCCACTATAGCTTTCGACACTGTATCAAACTTGAATATGTCATCTTGCCCAGCATTAGAAGTGTTTGCCGTTATATATATATATCTGTTATCAGCTGTTATGCTATCAAGATTCTCACTAGGTATATTGTAAGCGTTGATAGTTATGCTATTTATGTCTGATGTATCTATCTCATATAATTCATGGGGGCTATCGTTACCATTACAATATAATACATTTCATAATGCTACAATCCCTTGCGTTCCACCAGGTAAGACTATATTTTTAATAAATTTACAATCTGTATCGGTTACAGCAAGATACGAAGAAGACGCATTACCACAAAATAAATATTTATTATTATTACCTGCCACATACGCAGATGTTAAATGCGAATTTAGTATATTACCACTATTCTTTGTTGTGTCGTATCACGCTAAATCCAAATAATTAGATCATAATGAGTTTGCCAAATTCACATCACCAGTCTGCATTATTGTAAAGGCATCAAAAATACTTTCATACCTTATTAGATATGTATTATTAGCTTCAAGAACACTTGCGTTAAGATTATCTCCTTTAGGTGTATAGATATATTTTTCTCATACTGTATCTATATCTAACATTGATACTCAATTAGAATTTGTAGCGTCTATAGTAATAACCCAAAAATCTTCTTCTGAGTATGAAGTTATCCCTGTCCCTGTTATAGAATATACATCGTGGTCTCCTGCATCGGTTCTAGTCGCCTGTCGTACTTTTGATTTTGAAGCTGTGGGATTTCACATAACATTAGAGTTACTGCTAGATGTTATTTTGAATTCTGTCCCATCTACAACCAAACTAATATTATCATCAACTGATAAATCTCCTCAATCTAGTTGTGTACCATCTGGTTTCATAACTGGTCTAGGGCTTCACGAACTGTTAATATCAAGAGTTACAGCTCCTGCTGCAACTGCGTGGATATCTATCTTTATTGTAGCTTCCTCAAGATCCGCTCGTGTAGATCTAGGGATGTCGATGTTATAGGCTGGTGCTGTTCACGTAGTTGTGAACGCTTTGTCTATAATATCACGGCTGTTTACTTTAGTCATTAGGGTTTATTAGAAATTAAATTTGTTTTATACCAAGCTGTGAAATTATGATATCATGTACAGTTGCTCATACACTGTATCATATTGCTAAATTATTAGTTCAATAATTTTGTCACATAATTGTTCATGTCACTGCTGTCGTCTGTTTTGTCCCACTTCTTGTATAAGATGCTACATACGACAATGTATCAGAACTATCATCAAACTGATAGGCATTTTCTCAATCACTATCATAGCACATTGTATGTATGTTTCAATCAACATATACAGAGTCTGGTCTATATAAAACCGTTTTGTTCGCCTCAAGACTTCCTTCTCTTACAACAACTCAAGTTGTATTGTCTATTTTTAATATACCTCAATACATCCTCATTGTCCCCCCACCTCTACGTTTGTCTGCAAACAAGAACACATAAGAATATCATCATACTACGTAGAAAAAAGTTCTCTCAACTCAGACACCAGTAGCCCCTGTAGCGCTATCTCAAAAATCAAAAAACTTCCGAGAATCTTCTATCATTATTGATCATCAGTTTGCTATGGAATCTCAGTTATAGCTCCCTACCACACCGAATATATCTACACCATTCTTCACATTCCCAGCAACTAGGTCTGTGTCTATAGGATTTCAACTATTGTTTGCCATATTTTTATAGTATTACATAATTAAATGTTAAACCAGCTACTTCACTAGCTGAACTTGTTATAGTAAATGACCCATTCGCCATAGTGAATTCCCAAAAACCTACTTGCGTCCCTGCGGTAACTGTTCGACCCAATATTACTGTGTCTGTCGTTACGCCAGCATCTGTAACTGTATGTGTTACCCCAGTAGCTGCCCATGACTCATCATTTACCTTAGATGGCACGATTCAAGCTGTTCAAGAATTAACTTTCATATACCTAATCTCTACAAACTCCCCTGCAACTAATGCTGTGAATGTTATCTTGTTATTTACTGCGTCATATGTGTAGTCTGGCTCTGTTCGGTGGATACCTGAGTCTTGTTTGAAGACCATTAGCCCTGCCTCTCAACTCATAGGGGTGTCAGATAAAACTATCTCAGTAGCTCAAACTGTGTTTTCAGATTGTTTAATCCAAGCTCAATTAATTACAAAATTACCAGACGACAATGTGTCATCTATATATTTTTTCGGAGCTGCTTCGTTATCTAGTGTAGGTGCTGTGTACGCTTTTCATATAACGAACTTTGTAGCCATAGTTCATAATATGTTCTTAAATATTCACATATAATTAAAAACAATATAAAACAATAATATTTATTGGTTAGACTGCCCAGTTGCCCAACCTAAAATATTATTGGATAGAATACTCCATAATAATTTCAGCAGCTCCTTGAGTTGCAGAATCTTGTGTGTATGTACCAATAACTTGTGTTGCAGCCACATATTCATGATAGCAAGATATTTCATAAGTACCAGCTACTGCTAGGTTTACATCAGATGTAGCACCTAATCTAGCTGTATTACCAGAATCTCCAAATTCAATTGTACTTTCTGTAGTACCATCAAATGTTGTTGTTACATTTACAATTATTTTAGTAACAATAGCGTTACTTGGCAATTGAGAACCAATGTTTAGTGGTGATGCAGTATTGAACACTAATGAAGCTCTTTCAGATTTCATTACCTTTGTAATTGCTTGAGCTGGTCAAAGGTCTACCCAAGTAGAACCATCAGCATCTCGCATATATGTGTGGTCTCCAAAATATGTATCTGTACCACCAATAAGATCGTCTGTAACTGATATTACGATACCCTCTGGTGTATTAACTAGAACCCAGTTAGAACCATCACTTCTATATACTTCTTTCAATAAATACCCGTTTCCAGCTGTAGTAACCAATGCAAATGTCCCAGCAGCCATAGCTGCAGTAGGAATAGATCCATCAATTTGAGCTGTAACATAGATACTTGCTCTGTTTTCTAAATACTTTTTAGTAACAAGATCATTGTCGTTTACAGGATCAGCTCCCCTAACAATAACGTAATCTGCGTCAGCAGCGTTACGAGCTTCAATAACACCTGCATTCTCTTTAATTCTTGAACCACCCTTACTTAGTTCAACATTATCTCCAATTCCTGAGAGACCATACTTTTTAACTTCCATTTTCTTAATAAAGAATAATATAAAATATTAAGTAGTTATATCTATATACTTAACCGTGTATCTGAATTTTAACGAACCTCATACATTTATTGACTGTAGTACCAACCTCACGTTTCAGCTATTTATATCAACTGAATACGCCATATCATCTACAACATCTGGGTTACCAGCATATTCGTGATCCATATCAACATTTGTTCAATCGTGGATGATGTACATATACCCAACTTCATACATACCGTTTCATTCGAGTGTATATTCAATAATGAACGATCTATACGTTGCTATAGCACCTAATACTACATACTCAGTAGAGTTGTCGTTAAAATCAACCTGGTGCTGAACTGGTGCGGTATTTGTAGATGATATTTCGAGTTCCGTTCAACTTGAAGATAGCGATATATTGGCTCAAGCTGTGATTGATTTGAATTGTAGCACAACTCATGATTTACTTTCAAATACTCATTCTCATCATCAGAGATTAGATCCAGTATTCGCCTCTCATCATAACCCAGTTAGTGCTAATACTATTTCAAATATATCAGAATATCACTGTACTAAACATGTTCAAACATCGTCATCACATTGAAAGACATATCATGGAACTACAGATATTGATGAGAATCCAATAAGACCAGTATCTATTCCTGTTTGTGTATCTGCCGATTTATTTCTAATAAACATATCCGCTTTTTATATTGTAAAACTACTACTCCATTACTATGAAGTCCAATTTAGAAACCTCTGTAGTACTTGTATTGTCTACAGTTATAGTACCTATTTCTCATTTTATTTCAATTATTGACACGTTGTTCATCACAGAACCACCTCAAAAAGATACATTCACAGACTCTGTAGCTGTTAGTTTTATGTATTTTGGACTTGTTATGTGTCAAAAGTCAAGTACCTCTCAAACAGCTCCTGGAAGTAGATCTTGTTTATTTCTCTCTATTTCTGTAAAGTCAGATATTGTTTCTGAATTTTTTAAAGAAGTTTGAACTTCTCATGAGTCTTGTACAGACAATGAGTTGCTAATTATTACATCCATTTTGATAATTATTATATATTAAATATTATGCGTAATAGTCTGAATTATTTACCTCTGTAACCTCTGAACATCAAGTACTAGCCACCAATGTTACAGCCATATTATTACATAGCATACCTTTGTTTATATCTTCAAATTTTAACCTACTCTTTATTATGTTATTACAAAACATAACTCTATCGTTATTTCAATCTCATTTAACAACACAATTTTGTGATGTATATGTTCAATTACCACCGAAAGTATTTCATGTTATAATATTGTCTGAATTTCATGATATATTTAATTCATAGTTTAGACCAGCATTAAATGTTATTGTTGATAATGATACATCTTTTAAATTAGCAACTGTTGCGGTATTAATACCAATACCACATCAATTAATATTCGATAATTTAACTTGTGTCGATGTGTTAAGTGTGAAGGTTGAACCGTTAGTATCTACAGATGCCCGTCAAACTGTTATGTCGTATGCTCATGTACTTGTTAAATTTACACTACAATTTATAAAACTAGATTGGTTGGTATTTACAGTTTGTGTAGCTTGTAGCCTTATGTCAGTACAGTCTACAAACCTACAATATGTTCATACCTTACCTAACCCAGTGTGCGTAGCCTCTATGTTATGAACCTCTGAACATCTGTAGAACTCAGTTCTCATGGCGTCATTAGTAAGGTCTATAGAGACCCTAGCATTACTTATTTTTGAGTAGGACAATCTGTCATTAAATGTAATTCTTATACCATCTGCCTTTATTTCTACTCAATAAGCTCTAAGATTTACAACTTGATCTGATGTCACATACATATATTTAGCTCCTGCCCTTATGGCATTATCTATTGTGTCGAATTGTCATTGTGATCACACTGTAACAGCTCATTGATTATACTGTTCATGATCATACATACGTAAAGTCGTGTCAGATATAGCTGTTCAAACGACAACATACACCTCAGCTCCAGATGGATTTTGAGTTATTGCTCAGTGTACATCGGATAAATAATACAATCAGTTCGTTAAATTAAGACCAGTAAACAAAGAACAAAATCACATTGATTCTTGTACGAACTCTTGTCAAATTGATGTATTCTGTTGGCAGAATCCTGTAACATCAGATTGGTAGTAATAGTCAGCAGATGCTTTACATCTAATATTTATATGCATACTATCTAACTCTATATATGGTCTATGTGAATCGTTCGTAGCCCATGTTGATCAATTATATATATTTTGTATAAATGATCTTGTTTTTCTACTTTCTGCTACACCTATTGTATAATAATTTGTAGCAGATGTTCATCAACTCCTACTTATAACAACATGACAAACAAGTCAATCTGGTATTGTTATGGATGATGCAAATGATATTGTTTTATCACTAAGTGTAGACCCTATAGATCATCATGACAGTGATCCATGAGCATCCACATCAATAAGTGCCCCATCTGGTTTTCATAAATTGTCTCATTCTATTCTTACTGTGACATTATCAGCTGCAGCTCAGAAATTTGCAAGTACAAGTGTTATATCTGCAGAAGTACCTCCATTTCATATTATTTTGAAAGATCTGCTTACATGAGACCCACTATCTCACAATGCTAGCTCGTAATTAGCGTCTCATAGATTTGGCATTTTTTCATGATACAGTGCGTCAGCTTCTAGCAAATCTTCTCATGCTATTACTCTTTCTTTTATTGTTGGAACTTCTAGTCAAGCACTAGCACTCTCTAATGTTGGTGCATTCCCTGGTCAATTACTCATAAGATATTTACCTATACTATCAGATGTAAGGTCTATATTGTATTCAACTCAATTGTCATCGAAATATACTAACGAATTTTTCCTACCAAATTTTCTTATTGTTGGTCTTACATCTACAGCATTTGCCCAATCCCCTCAAGTAACCTCCCATAGAGGGATATAGTTTGTATGTGTAGGGTATGTAGCCTCACTTTTTATACTACCTATATTTAAGTTTAACCCAGTAGTAACAGCCTCTGTGATTGTAGTAGGATCATTAACAAATCAATCTGGTATTTCTATAAATATCTTTTTATTTCCTGTTGTATCTATTGGCTCTGCAGTTGTTGACTGGAACAAAGAAAGCGTAGACTCTCCTGTGTATGGTCATGCGGTTTTTGTACATTTAACGACGGCCGAACCACTTGATATTGTGTTGTCTCAAAGTGTAAATTCTGGTTTTGTCACTAGATTAGAAAACATTACTCAAGCGTTATTGAGCAAATAGTCAAGTATCATTGTGTGATGGTAATCCTTGTTGAAACTAGGAGCATCAGAATTAAGAAAAGCTGTCTTTTGTGCCATAATCTTACTTATTATGTAATTAAAAATAATATACTTATTTTTGTTTTTTTTGCAATTATTGACTTATATTTTTTGCCTATCAACATCCCTTTTAATATTAACAAGTATATTTCATAGACTATCCTCTTGTATTAAATTTTCTCAAACGGTAAGTAGTACTTTCTTTTGTCAGAAGTCATAAACTATTTCTTTTTTAACAACAAGTATGTCAGACGATATATCCTCCATATTATCTACGTTTTCTATTCTCAAATGTAGTTTGTCTCCAATATTGGCAGATATGTTTTTATTTGGATCTATATCTAAATTAAGCACCCTTTGTCTTATGTTCATCCTATCTAATAATTGCTGTGTTTTGTCAGCAAGGTCTCCATCTCTAAATGTTTCTACGTGTACTCAGTATATCACGCCTCAAGACATATCCTGCTTTGTTACTGTATTCTTGCTATAATCTACACCTACAACTATATTTGCTCTTGTCGACAATCCAACTATTTTTAAGCTAGACACGTTGGAATCGTGTGTTTTATCAAAAAGAATCTCAGTAAATCAACTTCAATATGTTCTATCTGTTCACAATAGTTCTTTCATAATTATTTTGGAATTTTCTATTGTCCAATAACCTCATCACTGTAAAGATAATTCGTTAAATATTCAGAAATATACATCTCATACCTTATAATCTATCGTTACAGTTTTCGTAAGATCTATCTGACTTGTCCAGTTTTCTCAAAGCGTATTATAATCACCAAGTAATTCATTTATAATATTTTCTATCGTATCTGTTTTTGTCCTAGCTGCTAATACTTTTCTACTCAACATTATAGCCATTTCACTCCTGCACACCATCTGTGTTTTATTTTTAAGAGCGGTTATTTCTTTGAGTGGTTGATGTACCAACCCCTTGAATACCAACGTGTCTGGACTCCCGGCTTCGTACAGCTCTATCTTATTGTATTCAACAAGCGATAATGATGTAGCATCAAAATCAGCTGTTCAAAAATTCCCAAGTTCATCCTCTATTGATAACTTAGATTTTATCTGTATTTGGTCTAATATTACAGAAGACCGATAATGTTCATATATTTTTGCTACTATTTCCATGTTAATAAGAGTTTCGAGCAGAGTTCCACTTTACAGTTACAGTTCATGATCATGAATCTGACATAACTATAATGTCGTTGCTGCCTGGAGATAAAAATATAGGTTTTCAATATTCTCTTTTGTTTTTTATGTTTGCTCATCAATCGGTTACAGCCCAGTCTCAGTCCCTGCTATCAAGGACAAGACTGGTAGTTGTTCAATTTATTTTATATTCTAATCAATTTGTAAGGTTTTTGATAAGCGGGTTTACCATTGTTCATGTAACTGTTATTTCACATCAAGCCTTATAGTTTCAAGCATTAACACATGTTACACCACCAGAATGCCCTCTTCGTCAGTCTCAAAATTTATTAGCAAAACTTGTTCATCAAAATACAGATGTTGTACCACTTGATGTCTGCTCTGCTGGGTCAAGTATTGCATTAGTCTGTGCATATAATTCAAATACAAAATATATCCTAGGTTCACATAGTCAATTTTTCTGTGTAGGTTTTTTTTCTACCTTAGCTTTCACATAACGATTTTCTCATCTATCTGTTTGAAATGTAAGGTCATAGAATGGGTCTGAATCAACGAAAGCTTCAATGTTTATTGAAGAATTAAGAAGCTCCCAAGCTATACCCCTAGCTTCCTTTGTCATTCAGAAACAATAACCCTCAAATGTAAATAATCTTCAAGACTCAAGCGTATTACTGGCAACGCTTCCATGGTCATTGGCGTTATCAGTAATTTCACTTCTCTGTATCGTGCTTGGGTTTATGTTTGTCAAAACTATGTTTGTGTTTCTTAAGTTAGAAACAGACAAATCTAGCCCTTTGTATACATAATTTTTTCAGATCATTTACATTTGTTTATGGTTAAAGTTTTAATGCTCTAGTTATTGCCCTTGCTACACTTTCTGCAGTTACTAATCAATCTATATTATAATTGTTTTTCATATTAACAATCCTTGTATAGTCGTTATTTGTCTGCCCTTGTGCGTCTAATTTCGGTGTAGCAGCAACCTTTAAATCAATCACTTGTCATAATATTCTTTTTAATACTCATATGTTATCATTACTTTCTACATTAACTTTTTCAAACAATTTAGCAACCTCCTCTAGCTTATTGACTGCATCATCTTGTCAAGATACTTTTTCCTGGTCTTTTTTGAATCATTGCAACTGCACGTCAGATATGTTTACAGACTCCAAATCTTTCTTGAATTTTTCCAAATCTATATCTTCAAATTTTAGCTTTTCTCAGAACTTATCCAAATACTCTTTCCTCAAAACAATAGCATTGTAATAATAGTCTTTCAATAGAGCTATTTTCTCGTCTTGCTGTGTCTTTAGATCGGTTAATTCATCATTAAGTGCTTTTAATTTAATATCTCTGTCTTCAAGGATATTTTCTATCTCAGTTTTTTTCTGATTATCTCTAGCTTCTTGTTTCTGTGCATCAGTGAGATTAGCCTCTGCCTGTGCTTGCTCTTTCTGTAGAGCTGCTCTTTCCTCGTATGCTATCCTAAGGTCTTCCTGGAGTACTGCAAGCTTTTTCCTTTGGTCATCTATTTCTCTTTGATCTAACACACTCCTAAGATTTGCCTCCTTTGTTAAATATCAACTAATTTTCTGGTTTTCCTCAGCAAGTTTGGTTTCAAGATCTGCAAGTTCTTGATCATATATAGCTTTCTTTTCATCTCTCTGTCTTAGTAGTCTCTCTGTCTGGGATTCTGTATCTATTGTTGTAGCCTTATCTATATCAGCTTGTGTTATATTTCATGAAGCCAATGCTTGTTCTTGCTGTAACTTTAATATCTCAGCCTCTAAATCTGCTTTCTTCTGAGCCTCTTCTGTTGTAAGTGTAGTTTTGGCATTTAGTACATCAAGTTTCCCATTAGCCGTGTCTAATTCATGTCATATTTCTACATATCTTTTTGCTATTCACTCCTCAGTAGTTGTATTCAAATCCTCAGTTTTTCAAATTATTCACTCTATGGATTTCTGATACCCTCATATAGCCTTTTCTGAATCTGATATGTGTCAAGATACCTCTTTCCGTTGGTCTTCTAATGATCAAGAAGTAGATACAGTGTCCTCTATTTCCCTATTAAGTGCTATTATTTCATCAGCGTTGTCCCTTATATCATCCCCTATCTCAACATACCTCTCTTGTATATCCTTTACTGCATCTGCATTTACATCAGATATCTTATCATTCACATCAGATATTTCATCTTTTAATTCTGCTAGTGAAGACACTACGTCTTCTATAGAACTTCATATATCGTTATATGCTTTTACTCAAGTTTCTTTCTGCTCGTTTCGTTTTTTGATAATCTCATTAGCGTCTTCCAAGAAATTTTTTGATGAATTTCATTTAAGAGCATTCAATTTCCTCTGCATATCCTCATTGATAGCCACTATCTGCCTAGCCTTATCAATTTCAGCATCCTTTGAATTTTTGATAGCTATCATGTCTGCGTACGCCATAGCCTTTATTAGCTCTGTTTGTTTTTCTATTGCACTAGTTCTTTTTGGATTTCACGGTCAAACATCTGGATCTTCTAACGCATTCAATTGCGTTACTAATTTTTTTTGGTACTCTAGTAGATCTGCTTGTTCCTGTGATCAATCAACAGACATAGAAATCTTATCGTTCACTTCTCATAGTTCTTTACTCAAAGCTCACTCTTCATTTAGAATCTTTCTTGTTCATCATTTTACCTCAGATAGAAAATCTTTTATTTCGCTCTCGTTTACTATTTTAAGTCATTCTAATCAAAAAGAACCATCAGCCAATCACGATCAAACCCTTATAGTATTTTCCAGCTCAAGTATTTTTTTGTCCAAATTTTCTACTGCCTTTTTGCTCTTTATCAATCAAGATGTTGGCAAAATATTTCACACTTTCCCTATAAATTTTTCTAACATACTACCTCACTCAGTGCTTGCTCACATCAGTGCTTGCATAGCTTGTAGTGCTTTTATCTGAGCTTTTGCATCATCTATAGCTTTTTGAGCATTTATACCATGAGCGTTTGCCACCTTTAGTATCTCTGCAGATGCTCAATCTCAATCAAGTGTAATACTATCAAATATCTCTTGTGCCTCTGTGCTTCACTCAACAGAATTTGTTAAGAAATCCCATAATGCTATTTCATTTGCTTTTGCTTCAACTATTTTTTTTGATGAGTCTATAGCATCACTAGTTTTTATTTTCTGATCTTCATAAATTTTGGTTGCAGTAGCTATTGATTTATTATATTCAGATTGTGTTATTTCCCCAGCATCTAACTTTCTTTGTAGGTCTGTCTGTAATAATATTTGACGTGCCTCTGCATCAGCTAGTTTATCTTCTTCTTTACGCCTCTCTGATATAGATTTTTTTATTGAATTATTTGCTTTTGCTTTTTTCTTGTCAGCATTAGCTATTTGTTGCTGTCTGTCCAATATTTTATCGTAAGAATCAGCTAGTTTAGCCTGTTCGTCTTTTAATCAAGCTGTTTGTTTCTCATATTCTTTCATTGATATTTTTCAACTGACATAAGCATTAGTCAATTTATCTAGTTGGTCTTCTATATCAATCATTTGGTCAGATATTCATAGCATTTTATCCTTAGCTGTAGCTGACTCGTCTCATAGCTTAGACATAGCACTTGATGCCCTACTTACTATTGTTGTAAACAAAGCTACTCCTCAAACTATTATAGCTAATGGTCAACTTATCAAAGATAAGATTCAAACAAGTCCTCAAGCCCCAAGAACACTCATAAGAGTTTTTCAAGAAGAACTCAACCTATCGAAAGCTTCCACAGCAGAAGCTACTCATGATTGTACATTTAATCGTCATTTTTTAAGTTTCAAAACAGCAGGCAATAACGACTCTCATATCTCTTTTTTCTGTAGTTCCATTTCGTTAGTAAGCAACTGTAGTTGGCTCTTCGTAGACCCAAATCTAAGTGCTGCCTCCCTTTGTAGTGCGTTATTTTCATTATATGCTGAATTTCAAAGAAGCATTGATCTCCTAAGTAAATCCCCAGCACCAGCTAAATTCAGAAACGCCTCTTTTACCTTTGATGTATTTCATATCAAATCTGATATTATTGCATTTGCACTATCTCCAGATTCTCATAGACCCTCCACGAACAATGTAAATGCAGAACCTGCGTCTTTTTTCCATTTATTTTTAAACTCATCTGCGGAAAGACCAGCTACTTTTGCGAATCTATCGAGATCGTCTCAACCTCTTATAACAGCATCGTTTATCTTTAGTAATGCCTTATTAACTGAACTTCCTCCTTTTTCTGCCTGTATTCCAACAGATGTAAATGCTGTTGATATACCAGTGATGTCTCAAACAGTAAGGTTTGAAATGTGTCCAGCCCCAGCTATTCTTTGTGTGAAATTAACTATCTCAGACTCCTGTGCAGCAAAATTATTACCAAGTGCAACAACTGAACTTGCTAATTTATCTACATTTTCTAATGGCAATCAAAGCACATTAGATATTCTTGAAAATGCCAGTGCGGCTTCTTCTGATGTAAGGTTCGTAGTAACTCAGATCTGTGCTACAGTTTCTGTGAATATCTTTAAGTCATCAATACCAACACCCATTTGACCACCAAGCTCAGCTATTTTTGATAGCTCCTCGAATGTCAATGGTATTGTTTTTGACAAATCCTCTAGCTCTTTCTGAAACACATTAAGTTCAAAAGCAGTTGCGTTTACTGTTTTTTTAACTCATATAAATGCACTTTCAAACTCAATAGCTGCTTTCACAGAATCTCCCAAAAATCTACTTATTCATCTAAGCCCAGCAGCAATACCACCGGCTATACTAAATGCTCAGAAAGTAGACAGAAGCCCTGTCCTAAGCGATTTACTTAGACTTCAAAACTTTGTTTTTAATCTACTTGTAACATCTTCTCATGTATTCCTGAGATTTAACAATCATCTATTAACCTCTACTAAATTACTTTTAAAATCATCTACCTTTAGCTGTATTTTAGCAGTAGACGGCTTTGTCACACCATCTTTCTCTTTCTTCAAACTCTTTAATTCTTTTCTAGCTGCTTTTGATTCTATATCTATTTTTATGACCTCATCTGATGTGTCTTTTGTCTTTTCAGCCTTGAATGCACTTAGTTCTGCTCTTGCTTCACTTATATCTACGTTTATTTTAGCTTTTTCTTCTTTAGAGGCATCTCTTTTTGCAAAAACCAACTCTTCTATTTCCTTTGTAGCTCTTGCTGTTTCCGCTGTTACAACTATCTTTGTAGATTGCTTTAATGATTCCTTTTTATCTGCAAGGTCTTTTATTTTTTTCTCTGCTGCCAAAATCTTAGCATCAACTCTAAGTTCAGCCGGTGTTGATAATCTCTTTTTCAAATCTTCAAGTCTTTTTATTTCATTCTTGAACCTATCAGCCTTTACACTAAGTTCAACAAATCTTGATTTCATAGCTTTGTCTAATTCTTTCCCAGTATCTCTAGCTATTATCTTTACATCTTCCAATTCTTTCCTTATAGCTTCCTCGTTGAACTTTGGATCTATTGTTAAATTTTTCTCTGCTTTTCTCGCAAATTGAGTAATCTCATTACTAGCTCATTTTAGTTTTTTCTCCAATCTGGACAAATCGGCTGTTACTTCAATTTCAAGTGTGTTTTCCATCCATAAACATAAAAAAGCTAAATATTATTTGAACATTCATATCAAATCTGCATCATCGTGTCTTTTGTTAAATGCTATTCTATCGTTCTCCTTTCTTCAATCTTCTGACATTTCGTTCGTTCAGTAGTTTATTCATTCAACAAATCGGCTAAATTGTTCCATTGTGTAGGTCTTTTGTAGTTCTGATGGGTGTATAGATAACTCTCAGGCAAGCTTAACAAGCATAGTGCTGTATAGTGTAGACCTACCACCTCAATCGTCCTGCTTTCAATCACTATTTTTAAAAACTCATTTAAATCTTGTGTCTTTTATTGTTTCAAATATTTTGTATACTGCATCTTTATCAAAACACAACATCTCCCATTTTTCTTTATCTATATCTCAAAATTCTTTCAAAAAATCGAACAACCATCAAAGCCTATCAAAATCCTTATCTTCGATCTTTTGTAAAAATTTTATTGTATCCTCTATCGTCCCTTGTTTATATTTTACAGAAACATTAAATTTAGACTCAGCTCAGTCTAGTTTTAAAGTTATAGGTAATTTTAAATGTCGCTCTCAAGCGAATGGGTAATCATACCAATTTTTTTCCATGCCTAGTTTGTATAATTAAAAAGGGGACTGGGATCAGTGTCCCAACCCCCTTAATAAAAGGTAAACCTATATTATATTCTTGTTCTTTCTTTCAATAAGATTCCTCCTTTAGATCCTTTCAATGAGATACTTGACAAAGGAACTTCTCCAGAAGCGATGAAACTTGTGTCCAAAGCTCCAGACATGTTAGCCTTTACAATATAGAATTTATCAACCTTTCCATTTTCATCTGGACAAGTTTCAATTTCTACGATAAAGTAAGGCTGTACAGTTGAACCAATATCATACCCTGTATATTCAGCTGTAATTGGCAAATAATCATATACCAATGTGAATGTTTGTGCAAGAGTAGTAATAGCTCCTCCACTGTATACAACAAGTCCAAATTCTCCAAACCCATTATCTTCAATTCTCCAATCAGTATCTACTGTCAATACTCCATCTGTAGAACCAACCAGTGTGATGTTTCCAGCTGTTGTAGCTGTAACAGGAGCAATGATGTTTCCACTAGCATCGTGGTGTTGCATATCTAATCTATAATTTTTGTTATAGTCAGTAATAGCTCCACTTTGTCGAACTTGATTATGATCCGGAACATTTACACCAGGAACAGATGCGAAATCAGTACCTAGCAAAATTTTCAAAGCCCTTAGATCAAGAGTTGTCAACCAATCTCCCTCAAAAGATGGGATCATGTCTGCAGTCTTTTTCCATTCCTGAATATCACAATCGTCTACTTCATCAATAACTTCATTTTCAAAAGCTTCTGAGAGCTTAGCATTTTTGAATCCAGCCATTCTCTCAAATGTATAGTTTGACTGAATATATCCAATAACATTGTTTACGTTATCATTCTCGTTTGTAATGGTTCTAGCTGGCATATTTTGTGCTACAGAATCTTCTGGATCATATGGAGCAACTCTAACCTTTACAGCTTTGTAAGATACGTTGTTTTTTGTAAAAAGCATTTACTATTTCTTAGAATTTAAAAGTTTTGCCCAGTTTTTTGGTAGAGTAGTGCCTTTTGGCAACTCTATCTCCACACCAGCTTCGACACTACCAGATGGTAGAACCATTGGGATAAGTGTAAGCCACTTTGATGTCTTTTTGTTTTTATTTGAGTATGTCGCTTCTCTTGTAAGTGACGTCTTCATTGTAGCCTCTTTCTTGTTGTAATTCTTCATACTAGCATTTAATTTCTTAGCCATTATCTATGAATTATATAGGTAAAAACATAATCTCTAGCCAACACAAGATTTCATTTCTCATCTCTAGTTGGTTTACCTCAATATCAGCGTTCTATTCATGACACCTCAACACCATCTCGTGATTGTATCGGCAAACATCATTCTATGTCTCACATCATTGAGTTCTCTAGCTCCTCGAATATTAGTGTAAAATCCGATTCTATATTTTGTCTAGTTCAGCAGATAGTCATTGTTACCAAAGCCTGTTTACTAAACCTAGATCAAAAGTAAGATGGCATATCTACTTTACTTATAAACATATATGGATTTCTATCGCCACTATCAATTTCCTTATCATTCCTAAGTCTCTTTTCATTTTTGATATTTCATGGTAACATATCCATCAATGTTGGTATTCATCTGAGTGCTTTTACTACATTCGTTCAACTTAAAATGGCGTACATATTATCTCTTTAAGAATTGAAGTATTATAGGCTCAGTCGCAGCCAATGCCCTTTCGTAAGTATGTACTCACTCTCAGACATATCGTCACTTATTGCCTTTAGGTTTTTGGTAGGAGAATGTTCTTCACATTCACTCTTCCACATCTATTGCATAACTCGTATCGTTATGAACTCTTCATACTATGAGATCTCAACTAATTTTTATTGCATCTCTTTTGTTGTTTGCTATTAGCACTCAAGTGTCCTCTGGTGTAAGTAAATCTACCATCTCCTTTACAGCTATCATTCAAGCATCTAAGTCTTCTGCTATCTGGTTTTTATAACCATGTATTAGTTTTGGGACATTATACGTGAATTTCATTAAACTATTTGGTTAAGACGCAAATAAACATTCTCCAACGCTCAACTTGGCATATAATAATAATCAACTTGATCTACCATATATTGTCATAACTCAGACACATCTGGTCAAGTAAGCTCAACCAAATCTCACTGAATTATTTTCCTAGCTTCATCAAACTCCGTTCAAGGAATTACACAGTCTAATCTGTCTTTGTCTTGTTCCCTTGTTTGTTCACTCTCCAACCGATTTACTACGTTACCCCTGGGAGCTAAGTAATAATCACATGGTAAGTTTTTATACAACAGTGTTTCAGATTGTATATCTGTTCAGTCTTTGTCTATAACAACGAATCTCTTTATCGTGCATTGTTTATCATAGAACATCTGCATGACAGAGACTAAATATATAAAATCTTATATTTGTTCAAGTAAGACTCGAATCAGTTTTTGCTAGAATTGTTTTCTCAAGGTCAAGCATATTTGATTGTTCTAGGTCACATCTTGTATTGAGATATTGTTTGTCATCAAGATTTATTCATCTCTTCCTCAACTAACAACACCTGTGCGAATACTATATCTCATGGTATTTTATCAAATCAAGATATGTATGTTATTGTGAAATATTCTAATTCATTTCAATCAAGATAGTCAAACAAATCCTTGATAACAACTTTTCTGTTCTGTGGCTGTGCTATTAAATAGTCAGTTCATATGACTCAAGCATAGTCCTTATCATTTATTTTTTTGATACTCTTAACCTCTATATTTTTCAAGTATATTTCAACTGGGATGGAGTCACAAACATCACAAATATTTATTTTTTCTGTTTTCTCCCCCAACATAACATTTCATATTATAGCAGTAATTTCTGGGGCTGTCCATTCTAGGAATTTTTCTATCTGAGACCTTTTAGTATCAGACAATGTTGTTATACCTAATTTAGCTTGAACATCCTCTACAGTTGCATACATCCTGCATATATTATAAATAAATTAAGCTTTACTTTCTTCTTTGTGTTTTTCGATAGCGATTAGAAGTTTTTTTATACCAGTAGCTGGGTGGTATTTAACACCATTGTCATCTAAATATTTTTTAGCTTCATCAATAGTCATTTCCTTTAACTCTGATTCATCAATAGTCATTTCCTTTAACTCTGATTCATCAATAGTCGTTTCTTTTAACTCTGATTCATCAATAGTCATTTCCTTTAACTCTGATTCATCAATAGTCATTTCTTTTAACTCTGATTCATCAATTTTATCCAATCATTCCTGGTTTACAGGAGCTGTTTTTTTCTCAGCTGCCTCTTTAGATCCATCTCTGATCTCTCAGTCTAAATTACCATCTTTGTCGCAAGCTACAAACTTACAAGAAAGCAAATATTGATGATCTAAATATGTATCAACAACATCTCCATTTTCTAATCTTACTTTTTCTCCTCATTTAACTTTTTGTACTCTAGTACTTTCAGTACCAACATACTTATAATAAGCCATAGGTTTTAGTTAATATTTTAAAAGAATCTGCCGCCGTTAGACGGCAGACGTTTATACTATAATGTTACGTTAATTCCTCCTACTACCCAAGGGTCAGTAGCTCCAGCTTTCTTGTTTACAATTGCGAAACCAAATTCCATTGTAACAATAACTGAATATCCTTTTCCTGGGATTTTAACAGTATCAAGTTCGATAGCTTGACCGAATCCATACTGAATAGCAGATCTTTTCAAGTACAAGAACCCTCCCTTAGTGTTGTTTGCAGGTGTGACTGATACTTTTCCATCAGCCGCTGTTTTTGGGTAATCTCTAGCAATAAACAAATCAACTCCAGCAATATTTGAAATAGCTCCAGTATAGATTGTAGATTTTACTCCATTTTCGTTTGCTTTCTTAAATTCATCAAGAACCAACGCTTTGTTGTATGTAGCTCCATTCATGATAAGCAACATTTCTCTCAAATTGTAAGAATATTCTCCCATCAAAGCTCTAACTTCGATAAAGTCATTCCAAGAAAGAACACCAACATCTAAGTAGTCAGTACCAGCTGCACCACTCAAAAATACTTTTCTTAGACCATTGTCTAATAGCAATCTGTGGTCATCAGACCCATCAGCAAATGTAGCAGATGGTTGTGCATCGTCAAGATTTACATTACCAGTTACTGCATCGCTTGAATCACAGTTCAAGATTTGAGATTCTATTGTTCTTGAGAATACAGCTGCAGCTTGTTCTTTAACAAACTTTTCCATGTCCATAATAGAATAGTTTTTCAATCTTTTAGAAATATCTACAGAAGCAATCATTGGTGCTTGGTTGATAGTAATTCTATCAGTAGGCACTTTTCTATTACCTTGAGATATGAGTCCAGCTCCTGTTGTCCATTCTTGATTTCCTCTAGCGAAACCGATTTCTCCAACTATAGCTCTTTGTTCTGAAATACCCATGTCTGTACCTTGGAAACCTGGTAGGTCTGTAAGGAATGTAGATGTCATAGGGATCATTCTAATGATTTGACCAGACAATACATCAGTTGGTACAAGTTCTTTACCGAAACCAACATTACCAGTATGTTCAACTTCATTAGCATTCTGTGAATATTTAGCCTTAGCATTTTCAATTTCTTTAGCAATTGCATCTGCATTTACTCCAGATTTTTCTTTTAGATCTCCAATTAAGTTGATCAACGCTTCTGTCTTCATGTTAAAATGTATTAAATATTAAAATAAATTATCCAGCTATGTTCTCTAATAGAGTTGTTAGCTGAGTTTTCTTATCTGCTGTATCTTCTTTCACTTTAGCAAAATTAGATACTCCATCAGTAACTATAGCACGTAGGTTGTCTTGCATTGTATTAACAGCCTTTACAATAGTAACCAATCAATCAATAAGATTTTCAGATTCTTTTGCTTGTGCGTTTAGCTCTTTTTTCAAGTCTGCATACGCATTGTCAGAAGCTTCCTTAAACTTATTAAATTCAATTTTACTAATGAAAGTAGAATTGTTATTTGTTCTGATGTTATTTTTTTCTGGATTTTCTCCATCTTCCTTAGCTTCATCATTTTCAGATGTAGATGGCTTTTCGCCACTCTTAGCCTCGTCTTCACCAGCTTCTTCTTTTTTCTCTTCTTTGTTTTCATCAGTTTTTTCATCAGTTTTTTCTTCTTTATTTTCATCTTCTTTTGCAACTTCACTTACCACTTCATCAACTTTTTCATCAGTCTTTTCTTCATCTTTAAGTTCATTAAGTTTAGCCATAACCTTGTTTCTTTGATCTTTACTTAGACCAGCGTTATCTAGTAATGCCTTAATTTCTTCTGGGTTCATACCTGTAAATTTATTTGATAAAATTCCCGAAAACAATGTTTCAGAATACTTATTTGTAAAATAATTACCTACACTATTATGAGATACTAATGCTCCCTCATTACTACCAATAGTTACCATACTATTCTCTATCATTTCAGCCTTTGTAACAACTAATGTATATTTGTCACTATTCCCAATCATTACATTTCGCAACTCTTCTCGGTCTAGCTTTTCTGCTGCCTCTTCTCGTGTCATTCTTTTCCCAGTTTTATTGTCTTCTATCTTGTCTTCATGTGTATAGTGTGACGTACTAACTGCTGTTATATATCCATTTTCTATTTGGTATTTTGTTTTATCGTCTAATGTGTTCGTATCTACGAATAACAATATATTCAAATTTCATTCTTTTTTGTCTAACCATAGTTTTGATGCGTGTCCAATACCACCGTAGTCATGATTGTGCTGCAATAACACAATCGGATTTTTTAAGTAATTCTCAAACATCCACCCTTTTTGATCTATTTTATATCAATTCCTTGATTTTTCCCCTAAACCATAATTTTGAGATGCAATCCCTTTGAAAATTATAATATTTTTTCCAACAGGAATTTCCCTATCAATTTTTATTCAATTTTCTAATACTGAATCTATATCGTCTCTATCAATTTTATTAACATTAAAATTAACAAAAAACCCGTTTTCATTTATATACTTTTTAAACTGTTTCTTAGACATGTCTTTAACTTCCATTAGGAGAATACCTTATAATCTAAATATTCTATTGTGCAAGCAGACCTAGGCGAACTACCTGCACAGTACAATACTTAAACTAAGCCTAGGAATTTACTATAATATAATTACTTTTATTTTTTTTGCAAATGTGTATTATTCTTTATCAGAGTTATCTGGCTTCTCGACTACCTTTTCCTCTTCTCACATCTTCTTTGTTGCTACCTTTATTTGTTTTATACTCTCAGTACTTTTGTTTAAGATATTCTCTATTGAATCATTTTGAATATTTATGAAATGAGTATCTAAATATTCAGGCAGCCCATCAGTAGGATATCATAGTTCCTCTATAGCCTGCATAAAAGTTATAGCTCATTTTTCTAATTTCTTCAAAATTAGATCTTGCTTAACTGTAGGATCTAGGAACTGGTCGTTTATAAGCTGTATCGAATCGAATGGAAATTCTGGATATATCTTTTTAGTTACTTGGTACATGAACTCCTCCAAAACATCTGCATAGTCAACCATTGATTTATCGCTTTGGTTAGCCATCTTTTCGTATTCAGCATGAGACCCATTCTTATCATCTTTGTATGACAAAAATCTAGGGTCAAATCAAAAAACGATACCCATTTTCTTAATACTAAATTTATTTAATTCAAGTAGCTCTAGGTCTCTATTGGTAAAATCTATTGTCTTTACCTCTTTTATCCCACCAGTAGCCATTACGCCATGTGCATTCTCACTTCACTTATATCTATCCTCGAATCTCTTTATAGCTGCATTAACCTCCTCTGGATTCTCAATTCAATCCTCCATGGTTAAAATAACATTAGGCATAGCATTATTTTTGAAGAAGTAGTAATTTCTCTTACTTGCCTCGAAATCAGAAAATGCTACATACACAACTGTCTCGTATATGGACATTCAGAAATTAGCGTCATCTGGATCATATTTAGTTATCTGTGAATGTATTTTACTTAATGGGTATTCTTTTTGGTTGTAGTAAAATCTTTTCATGTTTCAGAAACCGTCTGCATCTTTTGATACACCTCTACTATCTAATATTTGTACTCTTTTAGAACCATCCCCCATTGTCGCTATAAAACAAGAAACACTACCACTACAAAAACTATTTGTGTAATATTTGTCTCTAAATGTTTTATATGAATTTGTTTGTGGGTCTGTAAACAACTCCTTTATCCTTTTTGCCCAAGCCTTGTTGTCTACCACCTTGTCTCATTTGGTGAACCTTAAACCGATTTTACCTACCATCTTAACTATTAAATCCTTGGCAGATTGTGCCTCAGTATTCAAACGCTGTAACTTATACATTGTTTCTAGTGAGATGTTTAATTTTCAGCAATCTGAAAGCCTGTCTCACATGTATGAATATCATCTTCATACTACCTGTGAAACTATAGCGTCTTTAGCCAATCATACTGCGGTCTTTTGTGTGATAGGTTTTTTTTTGCTCATATCAAGAAAAAAAAGGAGCTAAACTGCCCCTTTTATAATCATAAACTTTTTTTTTGCAAATATTGAAGAGTTATCAATATACGAAAGCACGTGAACTTGCCTTTATTTCCCAAAACATCCTCATCATTATACAATCTCACATATCTGGGGATCTTCATAATTTTTTCTTTAAATCTTTTTTTGGTATTATTTTTTTTGGTCAATCTTTATCAATATCAACTTCTACCATTGCATCAAGTTCTTCTAGTAACCTTTCTTTTATTATGTCTTGTGTGAGTGCAGCCATCTCCTCGTGTGTTCATCACTTTATTGTTATATCATCAACACTTATTGCCATATTTTCCAAGTGATTTGCTATTTCAAAATAGCACTGAGTCTTTAGGTTTTGATAGTTTAATTTTTCCATTTTGTTTTTTTTCATTTTTTTTGGTTGGATGGCTTGTGCATTATTTACGAATCAAACACATTTAAGACTATCTTTTAGTCATCATCAAACTCAATCATCATCGACAATTGTTTGCCTGGATCATATTCAGTATCTGTCCCATAATTTTCTTATCTCGTCCTCTAGTTCTGTGATATCTGATTTTAGATATATTATTATTTTTTCTACCGAAAGACCATTCCATAATGTAATCACAGCTCGGTCACGTCAGTGTCTGGCTGGATCACACACTATCCTATAATTATAGCCTGTTATTTCTCTTTTTCAATGGATACTAACTGCTTTTTTGAACATTGTATCCTCTTCTAATTTTTTACTAAGCAATGAAGTATTTGTTTCTCTGGAAAACATAGCTAGCAATTCATCGTATTCGTACAACCTACCAGGTGAATCGTCATAATCAAAATTACCATACAGAAGCCTCTGTTTCATCACTTTATCTTTCAGGGATTTTAGGCTCTGTATATACACCCTTGGTAGATGTGGATTGTCAGTAGCTAATGCTGGTATAAACTTCGTATGTGTTGGTAATTTTGACTGCCTCCATGGTTTATAGTATTTATGGTAAACTCGTCATTTGTCTGGATTAAATGTACATAATACCTTTGGACATAGACCATATGTACTGTTATTGCATGTAGGACACTTATATAAGTTCTTTTCTATGTATTTGTCATCAACGTCTGTCTGGTCTGGATTATCTATGCTATCAACACGCACAAAGTTGTCACTAGATATACTTCATGCACAATGCGGACAGAACTTTTCTAACTTAAACCTTATACGAGTACCCAAAATGTTGAATCAGTTTTCAGCTACTTCATTTGCTTCATCAATAAATCATCAAGTAAACTCCATTGATCAAAACCTAGAATATAATGGATCTGATGGTAATTCCTCTAATCATAATAGCATTATAACTGTTGTTGGACTGTCTCAATTGAAAACCTTTACTTCTCCAGCTATGTTATTATATGAATAATCAACATCACGCACCATTCATTCTGATTCAAATATTTCAAAAAGAGTTAAAAGGGTCGATCACTTCAACCTTTTCAACTCTTCTCTGGCTATAAACCGTCTAGTCCCTGGATATCTTTTGGCAACCATACTAAGCCATTTACAACCAATATATGACTTTCATCATCAAGCCGCTCCTCAATATCAAAGAGTAACAGTTGTGTCATCAAATACTGGTTGTCACTGCTTATCTATTCTAGCCACCCGCTTTCAATCAATAACATCACTAACTGGGATAATACCCAGATACATTAAAGCTTGATACTGTTTAACCGATGGTTCAAATTTTCTCATGCACGAAGTTATTCACTAAAATTCAATTAAATGTTTTCCTGCCACCACATCTTCATGACACATAAGACAAATGCACCTCTCATTCTATACTATTTATCTTTGTCATATATGTAGAACTATCCCATCTTCATATGATTTTTACGCCATATCAATCTGTGTGTTTTTCAACAACAATAGCTAACTTTTTGCCTCATTGGAAAACCCTAAAAAATCATGCTGTCTTGGGGAATATTTTTAGATTACTTTTTGTCATCTTCTTTAGTCATATCTAGTAGATCTGCTTCGTCAAATTTTTCTGGGATTCACTCAACACCCATCTCTAGTTTGTTATTAGCTTCGTTCATAAGGTCTATACTATGATTGTAACCATTAACCCCATCCTCTATTCTTTTTGCAAGTGCTTCAAAGTTATTTTTCAAACCAAGTAGGTTTATTTTAACTCAAATTATTTTTGTTAGAGTATCCTGATAGTCCACTTTCCCAGAATGAAACTCCGCAACGTCTATTTCCTCTATTTCAAGACTTTCTAGTTCAGATACCATTTTATTGTATGTCTCAATAGTATTGTTCATACTATCAATAAGTTGTATACGCTGTTTCTTATACCCAGCTAGTTCTGCCCTCATCTTATAAAGAAACTCTAGTGCATTACCTACATCTACAGTATCTGTTCTTTCAGCTGTCTCGATCAAGTCGAACACTCCAGGTTCTTTTAGAACAAATTTTCTTTCTTTCTTAGCCATGGTATAATCATAAATAATAAAAACGTATTGAATTTTGTATATTTAAGTATATATTCAAATAAATCTTTATTTCAATAGAAAATATATGAAAATACCAGCTAGTTACGATTGATGTGTTAAAATGATTGAAAAAATGGATTTCAAAATAAAAAGATTACAAATGCACAAGAGGAGAAACAAAATATCCCCGGAATGAAGGACTATTTGATATAAATCAAAAATAGCCCAACATTTAATGATGGACTATATGTGATCGCTAAATCCATGACAAGTAACCGATAGTATTTCTACGAAAAAAGTTACATTACATGAGTTCTGGTGCTGGCTTACAACTCTTCAAAAAGATGAAGACTAATACAGTTTCTGAATCTCTTTTTGTTTATCTTCATCTCAATCTTCATCAACAAGTTCATCTAGTGCTATTTCACGAAGAACAGCCTTAATGTCGGTAATCTTAGTAACAATAGATTGTAATTTTTGTCTCTTCAAAGCTGTTAGGTTTGGCTTCTCTAAGGAAAATTTAGCTACTCTTACTTCTAAATCATTGAGGATATTACTTGTCCTCTTGTGGTCGTCTAATTTCTTAAATAACATTACTTTTTTCATAGTATAATAATATGGTATAAAGCATAATTATAAGTATTTATGTTTTTTTTTCAATTATTAAAATCAGATAAAATAGGAATCGAACCCATATATGCCAGGTTGGAGCTGACTGTTCTACCATTGAACTACTTACCTATGTTATGAGGGACAGAATACTGCCCCTCTGGTTAGTTACTGCGTACAATTACACACTGTGCATATTGTAGCAAAAACGTGGATAATAGACCCACAACAACGACATCTTTTTTTACCCCTTGGGTTATACTCGACTATTGCTGCTTGTTTTTTTGCAAAAACATCAAGTTCATCTTCGGACATCTCTAATAGTTTTTCATCGTAATTTTTCATACTACATTCTGTTTAGTGCGAACATATTACGAACCACAGAGTGATCCTCAAGTTCGCTGATTTCTACAACTTTCGTTTTCAGATACGAACCTCCCCCAGTCTCCCTTATTTCACAAGGATGCTCTGGATTACTCTCTTTTAAGTCTTGAAATAAACTGCCTCGTATCGGGGTTAGCAAAGACCATAGACTGTTTTCATAATATACATACATAACTTTTTATTTTTGTTTAAGTATCTCTCTTTCATTCATTTCAATAAGTATAAATTATAAAATTTTAATTGAATCTCAGTTTCAGTTTCAGTTTCAGTATCAGTCTCAGTTTCAGTCTCAGAATCAGTTTCAATTTCAGTATCAGTATCAGTCTCAGTATCAGTTTCAGTTTCAGTCTCAGTATCAGTTTCAATTTCAGTATCAGTATCAGTCTCAGTATCAGTTTCAGTTTCAGTTTCAGTATCAGTATCAGAATCAGTCTCAGTCTCAGTCTCAGTCTCAGTCTCAGTATCAGTATCAGTATCAGAATCAGTCTCAGTCTCAGTTTCAGTCTCAGTTTCAGTCTCAGTATCAAGACGCTTCTTTAAAGTCCTCTAGTTCTTCCATCCTATTATTTAGTATCTAAAACAATCTTTCAATCAATAAACATTATTCTTGTTCAGCGGTCTTCCACTCTCTAAGCTGTTTCTCTATATCACTATTAACTTCAAAAAAAGTAGAGACTCTAGGGTCTGTTATCACCACTCTCTTTTGTGTCTCTAATACCTTTACCTCGTCCCTGTCAGCTAGTCAATAAGAAGCTAGTCAGGATAGACCTATTCATTTCTTACATCGTCGTCTGCGTAAGTTCCTTGCGTCTTCTAATATGATGTTTCAAGGTGTTCAGTCTATTAGTTTTCCACATCGTATTCAAGCATCGTATCATCTTACTATAACATACTTTCATTCAAAAATGTTCTTTGTGTTTTTGCTTGTTGGCTCAGCTGTATCTGACAACAAGTATTTTTCTAAAAGTTTTTCGATAATTTTTTCATTCATTTCAATAAATATAAATTATAAAATTTTAACTCAGTCTCAGTATCAGTATCAGAATCAGTCTCAGTATCAGTCTCAGCTTCATTCTCAGCTTCAGGCTCAGTATCAGTATCAGTGTCAGAATCAGTTTCAGTTTCAGAATCAGTATCAGTCTCAGTATCAGTTTCAGTTTCAGTATCAGTATCAAGACGCTTCTTTAAAGTCCTCTAGTTCTTCCATCCTATTATTTAGTATCTAAAACAATTACCCTTGATTCAATCTCTTTAAGTACAGAATTGAATTTATCCTTTAACTCTTTTTCAGATAGAACGTATGCCTGGAATCACATAGCTGTGCTTTTAAGATCATATAACATTTCCTCTATTGTGTATTCAGTTAAATCCATTTTACTACTCAGTATCTAAAACAATTTCTTTTATATTATCTAAAATAAATTGTACTTTGTCTTCTGCTATACTACTCATCATTAGTCGGTATTTATCGTCAGCAATATTATTTATTGTGTCATCTTCGTGTCTTATTCACACCTCTATATAATGATTTTCAACATCTTTACATAATCACTGCTCTACAATAAACTGCCATAATCAAGACCCTATAGAGACCAAATCGTTAATTGAATATATTGAATGTATAATATTTGTAATATATATTGTTATACTGTCATTATAGACATCTATTGATTTAACATTTTGTCATCGAGGTTTCCATCACATTTCTATAAGTTTGTTTAGTAATTCTTCTAGCTTATTCATCTTCTATATCTTTATTAAGTAAATACTTCTTTAATATCGGTTCAAGGTGTTCTTCTATTCTTATCAAATCAATTCAATCATATTCCATATCTGTTGCATAACATCATTTGCTATAGATCTCGTTTATCATCTGGTTATATACTGATTCACTCATTTGTGTTATTGGGTACTCTTTTTTAAGCATTGTGTTTTTATAGAATAAAGGTAGTCTAATCTGTTATCGATATCTTCAATACAATCATAAAGTGTCTTTGACCTACCTGATATGTATGACTTTTCTTCTAAATCTTGTCATAAAAATCTCCAATCAATATTACTAATTGTATTAAGTATTTCTTTTTTATGGTTTACTAGCATTTGTATTTCCACATCCATTATCATTTTTTTATACAATAATTATTAAAATATCTTTTACTATCTTCAAAAGCATTAAGCTTTCATTTCTCCATATGTAATAATTGATTATCTTGTTTTCGCATTCGTGACTCTTTATTCGTTCTTTCTAGTAATTCATGTTTATAAAAGATTATATTTTTCTTTGTTTTTTTTATCTCAATATCTAGATATTTATTGAACTCTTCGTTTTCTATATTCATAATAAATTAAATATAAGTTTTAAAATAATACTTCATCAAAACAATAATCACATAATGATAAGATAAGTTGCAGCATCGCTCCCTTGTATCATTTTATCTATTACCAATATATGAAAGACAATAACCAACTCTACATATACACACACCATAAATACAATTCTATAAAACATACTACCATCATATACACTACAAACATATCATAATACAAATAATCAAAGTAGCAAAAAAACATATAACATTATCTTTTCCCAACCACTGTTTTTTTTATACTCATTATTATCATATCTCTTATGACAAAACATACATTGATTATTAGAGAATTTATGTTCTTTTCAGTCGGAACATTTGTCCATTACTCGTGTGTTATATGATTAAAAGTTTCTAACAATGATCTATATATCATTGTAGATGTATTGTAATGTTGCATCATTTGTTCTTCAAAAGCTCACATTTCACTTTCATCGACACTATGCCAATACTCTAAATTTCTTTTATTGATTGCATACTGTTGATTTAGCAACTCTCATATCATATTTAGTTGGTCTCTACGCTTTAATCATTCTCACGCTTTACGACTTCTCTCGAGCATCTCTTCTTTAAACTCTGTAAGCATTTCGTCTGATGTTTGTTTTCCCATAGTTATTGGCAAGATATAAAAGAAGGATAGTTTATAGC